GTCCAGTTGTCCGAACAGACACAAGAAGAAATCCTGGCTCACAGATCTATAGTGACTCAACTTTGTGGAGACAAGACGAATCTCCGAAAGTGGGCCAAGATGATGGGTAATCCAGTTATCAAATATGTGATTCGTCATGTAACACCTCAGATTAATGAAAATTTGATGACCTATGATTTGACTTTACATGGTGGTGATGTTCAACGAGTCTTAAAAAGGCCTGCTCAAACCTTTGAAACGTTACAATTGGCATCACTAACTCGGATTGGCAGAATATACGAGATTTCTACCGTGAAAGGCCAAAAACGTCTTGGTTTGAAAGGTCAATATAGATTCGTAGATCCTATGGAGAGAGAAATATATATGACGTCGTGTAATATGTATCCTATGGTTATTCCTGATATGCCTCGGCAATGGAATCCTCCTGATAGGCCTTTTGAATTTGTGAACCCTTTTATTGCAGAATCTACATTTTTATGGGATAAGAAGTATTTAGGTGAATTTATCAATGATATAACCAAAGAAACATTGTGCTTGAATAACCATTTGGCTTTGGGTGTTTTTAATGTTGATGTGGTTATTCCTTCCTTGAAACTTCTTTGTTGTAGAATTTTGTCAGCATATAATCTATCATATGGGGGTACGAAAGATCATCCGTATGTGACGAACGTTGTGTACCATGTGCAAAAAGTTATTGCTAGTAGGCTTCAAAAATTTCCAAAATCATTTCCTTCTTTTAAACCGGGTTTTAACTTTGAATGTGTTCATCATGCGCTAAATTTTTATTACAGTTATTGTGTGCGGTCGAAGAAGAAGGTCAAGTGGTATTTTGAGCCTAACGATGTTAATTTGATCCCTTTTGGCAATAAGAAAAATGGTTTTGATGCTTGGCCTGATTTACCAAAGATCGATACGGGGTATAACACTTTTGAGTTTACAAAGCATCCTACGAAAAATCAAGCAATGATGTCTATTATAAGAGAATTTAGGAATTTTATGGTCTCTGCTGCTGAAATGATTAAGGATGGGGTTGTTCCAATAGAGAAAAATTTTAAACATTTTATTACGTCGTTATCGTTTAAGGATGAAAATAGATCTTGTATTGATGATGGAACTTTGGATCCTGCTGCGGTGGCAGATTATGCGGGAAAAGGTAGGATTTTCGCTTTATTTAAAGATTCATTTTGGGGTCGTCCTTTAGGTATGAGGAAAATTGAGAGAACATATTATGAAGATGCAAATGTGATATATCCTGGTTCTAGAAATTTTTCCGTCCATAATGAGATTGGCACGTCATGGATTAAAGGCGGCGCAAAAATGAAATATGATGCTTTGTGGGGAGAATTAGGCGATGAGTATGAAGTAGAATATAGGCATCTTGATCCTACATATAGATCATATAAATTTAAAAAGGAAGGATCTCAGAAATTCTTTGAGGGTGACATTAAAGGATTGGACACTTCTATAGGTGCAATGCAGTTAATTTATTATCAGCTTTTTGCTATGCATTGGGTGCAACGGGATGATAAGGATCCATTTTTCTTATTATTTCAATGCATTTTAGAGGGTCTTGCTGAAATGTTGGCGGGGAAAACTGTCAGATGGTTAGAAGATTTTATGTTAATTTTGGGGTTTATGCCGTCTGGCAGTTTGGAAACTTCTCATGGGAACTCGTGGATCATGATTAATTTTTATTGGTTGGCTTATATATTTCATACTATGGCCAGTGTTGACATAGATACTCGTAGATTAATTTGGATGTTGATGATAGCAAGAAAGATTGTGGCTTTGTTTTTTGGTGATGATTTTATTGCGTCATGTCCTAGAAATCTTGACATTATTAGCATTGAGGGATTTGCAGATTTTATTTGGAAATTTTATGGAGTGGATATGAAACGTAAAGCAACTTATAGTAGTTTGATTTCTTACTTTGTGGTTGCAAACTCTACTGTTATTAGAACTCTTTATCAAGGTCCGGCTTATCTTAAAAGACAATTTGTTTTGAGTGAAAATTTTTGTTTAGATAAGATGTTCGCTGAAATTTCGCCCATAGTACCTTGGAGGCCGATTGCACAATATAAGTGGAGAATGAGTGTTCCAAAAGATAGAGGTTGCCAGGTTTATAGGAATTTAAGTAGATTGATTGGTCTTGCGTATGATACATTGGGGGTTGAGCCATTAGCTTTTGCCATGATTGAATTTAAGTATAATTTGGAATATAATTTTTCCTGTAGTGTTCATGGCAAAATTATGGTAGACCGTATGATTCCTGAGTTAATGAAAGAAGACCAGAAATATTTGCTTAAAATTGGTATGCAAGGTATTCCAGAGAGATTTCCATCTTATTATGAGGTTCTTTGTTTGAATCATTTGGATGTTGCGTATCATAGGCCTAGGTATAAGGAAACTAGAACTTGGCAAGAGAGCGCTTTAGAGGTAGAATTATATTAGTTTAGGTTTGTTGATTTTCCACCAAGTGCCCGTAGTTGGTGAAGTGTCCGGACAAAAAAAAAAAAAAAAAAAAAAAAAACAGGGAAGGCCCGGGGGGGGGAAGAGG